CCAGTAACCACTTTATTCAGGTCAGTCTTAAATTTCTGAACCTCAACACGTTTTCTGTCAGACATAGACTCTCTCTGGGCAGTCTGTAAATCTCCAGAAAGAACTTTTATTTGGTCTTGTAATTGAGCTATGACTTGCTGTGCTCTCTGAATTTCTCCAGTACGCTGCAAGACACCTTCTTTGTCAAAGATTTCCGATTTCTTTAACGCTTCAGTTCTGTCAATTAACCCTAGTTGAAATGCTTCTAAATACATTTGATATTCAGCGTGTTTGTTATTTGGCATTGTTGAGCCAGATACAACACGAACATCAAACTGTCCAGAAGTAATATCATTTTCTATTTTGACCAATTCTTTTGTTTTATCATCATACATTCTATTGTTAATAGCAAATTGTGTTATGTCATTATTAGGTTGTACAATTCTAAACTTCTTCTCAAATGTGTAGTGTTCTTTAGACATTTGATATAAAACTTTCCCAAGTTGTTGCAATCCCATTTCTATATCACGCAACTTAGAAGCACCACGACCTTCTCCCATTTGTGCTAACAACATTGTTCCACGAACACTGCTTGGAGCACCTTCTTTAAACCCTTGTAATAACTCTGGAACACCAAAGTTTAGGTCAATATAACGCTCTACTTGATTGATAAGAGCATAGAACTGACTTGTCAAAGGTTGTGGAGAAGGAAAATGTGGTTCTCCAAAACTTGGGTCGTATTCAATTACAGCATTAGGATTAGCCCAATCTTTCTCAAGTTGTGAAATACTTTCCACACTTCCTTGTGGTACTAATAGTTTTAGACCAGCAGAAGTTTGAGCATGAGATAATGCAAGAGAGAATAGCTTATTCAGCAATCTCTGCATATCTTTAACTTTATTCACATCTGATTTAGGATATGGTGTATTAGTCCATATATTTGGTATAGGAACGATAGGATAAGTATCAGTGTCCAATATAGTTTCATATAAAAGGACTTGCCCTAATGATGCTGTAACTTTAATTCTTGTTTGTGGTATTTCTACAAAAGCGTATGTATTATTGTTGAACTGAGCTTCATTTTCAGCAGCAAATATTTGAAATGCTTCTTGACTCATAATTGATTCAGTATTGTTTTGTTGGTCGGCTACTCTGTAGTATGGAACTCTAACTTTGCTGAAACGTTCAATAATACGATAACGTTGTGCTATTGTACTTTCATAATCTTTATCTTCTACTTCAGCAGGAGTAAACACGTTTTGTGAGTTCTTTTGCTGAGAGTCAGGGTAATCATCATAATAATCAGACATATTGTGTGTTTCAATATTAGGTAGAAACTCTTCTACGTCTGGGTATAAATCTAGTAATTGCTCTTTGGTTAATATTGTAGACAGTAAAATATTTGCAGCATCTTTAAAATACCTGTCTCTAGAAGCAGGGTCTACGTACACTCTAAATGGATTTACGTGAGTGAACATTACTTCACCTCTACCATAGTCTGCTTCTGGCTCTATGTAAGCATAAAAGTAACCAATACCAGCAGTAGCATAATCGTGTACAGCTTGTTTGAAGTGATGCTGCCCATCGGATATATCATAGATATATTCTAATAACGTTCTCCACACATTTGCTAATTTTGTGTCTGAATCTTCTCTAGCAGTAACACCAAACTTTACAGGTCGTGATGTCATTAATGATTTTAACTTATCAATGGCTGCGTAAATTCTGTCAATCGTAAAGTCAGCTTGACCAATAGATTGTAATATTTCTGATTCTTCAGATGTATAATGATTACCTAAAGTAAAATCAATCGCATCTCTAGCCTCTACATCCCAATCTCTTCTTGCTTCAGCATATCGTTGAAAAATTTCTCTATTTTCTCTTGCTTTAGAATCTTCTTGAATTTTTGACATTATTTAACCTTCATTTGTTGTCTGCGTTTTCTATCTTCCTTGATAGCTTTTTCTTGTTTCATTACGCCTCTTGATGGTACATAATCTACTTTACCTGCATCTCTTTGAGCATTATACTGCTGTCTTCTTTCGTTTTCAGCTTTAACAGTAAATCTCTTCATAAAGTCTTTTGTTTTTTTATTGGTAAAATTGTATAGTCTTCTACCTAAACCTTGTGTATCTATTTTCATGCTTTCTCCATATATGGTTTTAAAAACTCATTATAAAATTCTTTATTTCTACCAAGCTTTTGTCTTTTACCCTCTGTATCTACAAAGACTCTCTCATACTGCTTAAAACCTGGTCTACCTGGGTCATCCTCTATTGCACCTTCAACATTATTTTTCATTAAATGTTTTGCAGTAGTTGGGAACTTTTTTAATCCTCCCAAGTTAAAACAGAAGTCGGCTAAGGCGTATTTCAGCCTATCGTCTACTTCAGTCCATTTCGCATTCTTACTAAGGCAGTAGTTCTTTGCTTTTAATAAAGATACTTGTGCTTCATGCCATAGGAGGTCTTCTACCTCTTTTTCACTTAAACCTGTTTTTTCAAATGTATTCTGTTCTTCAAGCGTTTTTAGCTTGTACCCATACCCAATAGTTTTTAATCCACCTTCAGGTGAATCGTATGGAAAAAATCTGTCCCCTACTTTATTTGCGTACCCTTCTACCCTTTTTAAGTAGCCTAGGTAATCTTCTATTTTATATTCAGATACCATAACCCTCTGTAATTTAAAACAGCCCAATGGGCGAAATCTCATATTTTTAATCCTGTCATCCAATTTATTTTTGTACGTGCTTGCGTAGGAAAATCATCAGGTCTTTCGTACTCATCGTTCTGAATAGCTTTACTTCTAGGAGGCTTTGCGAAGAAGTCTGCATAATACAATCCATCAAGCAAGTCATCATGCTTTCCTTTAGGAAATTCAAAGATTTCATCTATTAGCTCAGAGTGTTCTTTTCGTATGTAAAGCTTCTTAGAATTGATAACACTACCCAAGGACATCTCTAGCCTGTCTTCTTTTTTTATACCATGTGGAGGTCTTACCCCTTTGTTAATACCAGGAAGTAATCTTTTTTCTTTTCTAGCCATACGTTCTACCATATCTCTTACCATTTCCTGTGCACCTACTGTTTCTACAGCACATCTACGTATTGGTGAATATTTTCTTGCCATCTTTAGTATTTGCTCTGGCATATCAAATGCTGGTATCTTATCATGGTAATAGTCTATAACATATCTATTTTTGTTTGCATCTATTCCCATCACTACAATTACTTGGTAGTCTGATGTACTTGATGCCGTATGTGCTAAGTCTACTCCCATATATGTGTAAATAGGTATCATTTCTTTTTCATCTTTCAGATAAGTAAACTGTCCATCTGTGTGGAAGTCATAACTATGGTAGTGTATATTATCCATCTTGAAAGAAGCCGAAGCAGCATCTCTAGCATCGTTTAAATATTCTTGTGCAAACTTGTCAATCTTTCCTGCTTCTATGTATTCTTGTCTTTTTTGATTAAGTTTAGAGATAGGGAACTGTTCTTCCCAAGCAGCTTTTCCATCTTCTATAGCTCTAATAAAGGTTAAATCCCATGGGTATGACTTTTTCTTTTTGTCTGCATCTTTCCATCCGTCTACAATATTCTGTAAGAATGCGTCATAGTGTACAATCGTTCCTGATAACCATATCCATCCTTCTTTTCCAGGACTTTCTTCTAGTGATGGGTATACTGTAGATACAATCCATTGTTTAATCTCATCTCTACGAATAGCAGTCTTTGTGTTTAGCTCTGATTCAAAGTCATCTAAGATAATACCAGTATATCGTGTATCTACCTCTGCACGCCCTCTTAGACGCTGTGAAGTACCTTTAGCTATAATACGATGCCCTTTTGTTGTTATAAGGTCTTTTTCGGTCCATCTCTTGCCTTCATCACCCCCACATAGATTACCAAAGTAGTGTCGTATTGCCTGATTTGTCTCTAAGTGTGAACGTATATACTTTACATGGTCAATAGACTGACCTTGTTCTTCAGCTACCCACGCCATAAACATAGACTGGTCTTGTGGGGTATAGCATAGTTTATGCATTATAGCAGCTTTCATTAATACTGATTTTCCAAAACCTCTTGGAAGCACATTACAGATACGTGCTCCAGGTTTTGTACTAATTAATTTTTTACCAAGGTCATAATGAAAAGGAGGTGATGCTGATTTATGTAAAAAATCATTTGGTAAAAATAACTTACCAAACAGTATTAAATCCTTAGAAGCTTTATGTAACAGCTTCTCCTTATCAGATATACTAAGCTTTTCCATTGTTTTCAATAAACTCCTTGCTAAATCCTATTAAATCCATATCTTCGTCATACATACAAAGACAAGCACAATCAACAGTAACATATTTTTCCATAGGAACATTCATGATAGTATTCAACAAAAAGTCACTATACGTTATCGGCGACTTCTGAACCTTCACTTTCCTCTCGCACATCTGGCAGTTCAAAAACTTCTCGTTCTTGGCTCGCAATTTTTTTGACATCTTTCCCCTCCAATGCTGCTAGTTGTTCAGGGCTAAAACCTTTAAACAATGCAATAGATTCTGTTTTCTGTTCTTTTTTACCTAATAGACCTGATATTTCCATTAGCATCTTTAGCGACGAAATCTTATCGCTATCTCTAGCTTCAATATTATCAACAATCTCTTTTGTCTTTAATAATAGATATTCAGGAGTAATCTCTGTTTTATCTAATATCTTTTGTATTTCTTTATCAATCAATGTTTGCATCCTTTCTGTTTTCAACAACATACTACTTTGCTCTTTTATATATTGTTCTGACTTAGCTTGAGGATAAGCTCGTTTAAACGAGTCTATCACTCCGTCGCCTTTTGCAATATACTTAGCAAATAAAAATTCTTTCTTTGTAGGCTTCTCTCTTTCTTTAAATACTGTATTAGAGTTTTTACCACTAAACTTGTAAATACTCTCTCTTAGTTCACCTTCCATTTTTACGGTAGGAGCACAGTTAAACATACCAATCGCAGTGCGTACATAACGTTCGTTGTTGATTGTCCCACGCTCTAGCACCTCACAAACCTGCCCATCATCTGTTAAGGTCCATGAGCCTATAGGGGCATTCCTCCACTCGGTTAGCACGTCTTGTAATGGCATAGCCTGCCTGAGCTCGTTGATATTATCGTATACAAAGTGCTCCTTACCTTTTATAGTTCTTTGTTTCATTTACGGTGAACGATGTATTCTGGGTCTTTATCACTTAATCTGATTTCTACCCATCCTTTTGTTTGTGGTTCAAACATAGCATAGCGTGCATATTCAGCATATCCTATAAAAGAACCTCCACGCACGAACCACTGTCTCTTTACTTCTTCGCTATCTTGCATAATTTCAAAAGAATCTACTGGTTTGGCGTATAATTGATGGTTATGTCCCAAATAATACATATCAGCGTCTGGAAAGATGTTTCTAAGCCTAATCAGCTCCATATCTCCGTTTTTAGCACCACTTTTACCATGTCCACTTGCAAATGTGAAGCGATTATGTTTGTAATTAATCACTGCATACCCTGGAAATGGGTAATATGGTACTTCAAGGTCGTCACATAGTACACGAATTATATCAATTCCTGCTAATCTTACAGAACGGAGCGTATCATGGTTACCACCACGTAAAAACACACACTTATTCATGATAGGTCGTATCATTTTTACAAATTGAGCGTACTGTTCGTTGTTATCAAACAACTGGTCGCCTTCTGGTATGTGATAATTAGGTGGAATAAACTCTAACATATCACCATTTCCAAACCAAAGTGCATTTGGGTCATCTTTTATCATTTCTACTGCTTTTAGAAATAGACTTCTATCAAATACCTTGCTCCCTACATGGATGTCAGTAAGACAATGTAGGTTTACTTTTGACTTCTTTGTATTGTGTTCTAATATTTTACCTGGATTAATCATTTCTTTCTCCGTTTTCTGAGTCATACTGTTTGCTGTACATCGTATGGCTCAATAGTATTACGCTATAATTTATTAAATCTAGCATTGTGTCTTCTACCTTTTCTTCAGCTACAGCTCTTTCTCCGTCTTTCTTCAATAGATTAGATATTCTAGCTATTTTATCAGAGATACGAACAAGAATGCCAGTTGATGTATCACATATCTTTAACGCTTCTACCATTTCAAAGTTAGAAAACGGTTCTTGTACCTGTGCATAGTCTGTATTCTTATCGTCGCATAGTGCTTTTGCTTTTTTTATTATTGCATCATAGTTTGGAATCATACTTTCCTCCTGCTTTTTTCCATAAATAGTCACCAAAACCCATTTGGTATAAACTATTTGCTAATACTTGTACTTGTGTTTCTGTCATATCTAAACTGCTTCCATGTGTTATTCCATGTAATACTTCATGAATTAATACTTCTAGCAGCTTACTGTCTTTCATATCATGTTCTAATACTATTTCACAATTACGCATAGATATTGCTCCTAGTATTTCTGAGTCCATAGACCCTAGGTCTACTTTCGCACCAGATATAAACCTAATACTATAATTATGACCATTTATAGGAAGCATCATTGTTTTACTTTTTAGCTTCTTTAGTTTTTTCATTCTTAGCTCCCTCAATTTGGTCTAGTAAATATTTATTAAATTTTTTCGTATCTTTCTTCATTTCTATATATTTATTAATGACTGATTCTAGTAACATTGTTTTTTCAGTCAACTTAAACATATTATCTCTTAAGAGGGCTATGTGGTATATTAGTTCTTTTTTACTCGGTTTCTTCGGTTTCTTGATGGGCATTAGTTTCCTCCATGTTGTATTTTTTTGTTTCTATTATTAAGTTTAGCAACGATGTAATATATGTATCTTCTAACGAACTGATGTAGCGAGAAAATGATTGAGTAGTTACTTCTGTTGCTATCTTTAATTCTTCATCTGTAACAACATCTAATAGTTGTCCGTTTAATTCATCATGTTCTAATAAATTTGCATGGTGCAACGTTTTGTAACGACACCAGTTATTATATTGTCGTTTTACACTTTCTTTTGTAATAACACCTAATACTGTTAATATATCACTTTTTTCTTTTGACATTTTTATCCTTTTTCTTTTTAAAGATTTTATCCCAGCGTTTGTCGTATTCTTTTCTAGATATAGAGGTAGGTCTTGGTTTATCCCCTTTGCCTGCTCCATTTGGTCCTTTGAACATATAAGAGCTTAATATCATAGATTGGAAAAAGTCAAGAAAAAAATTATAATATATTTTTAAGTCTTAGCATCTTTGTACTTGACATCAGGCGTTTTTTTCCTTAACTTAGGTTAGGATAACTCTACAAACCTACTAGCTAGTATAGTTAGTTAGTTAGCCGATTCTCTAAGTTCAACAATATCAACACTTCCAGACACCAGAAAAAACTAAAAAATTTTATAACTTTGTGTGGAGTTCTTTTTTTTCAATAGCCCCCCCAGTCTTTTTCAAGTTAGGAATTGTAAAAGTTCGTTGAAATTCGGTTTAAGTCTTAATATTGTTAGAGTTACAACTATTTGACAATGTCAAGCTTTATTTTTTTTTCTTATGTTATTATAATTATTGCAGACCATAGCCAAACCCCCCTTCTCCGTCTATAACTTGACAACTCTTTATATATTGTTATATTACAGCCCGTTCTCACGCATGAATAATTATATATAGTACCTAT